TCTGCGTTGTCTCAGGTGTTGGCGAAGTTGGGTGTTGGGGAGTTGCCGAGGGTTCGGGCTGGTGAGAAGTCGATTCGGGATCAGCTTGCGGAGCGTCGGGCTAAGAGGGCTGCTGGGTGACGGCGGCGGTTGCGGATCTGGTTGGTTGCCAGGCTCCGAGGTTGTCGAATTTCCCTTTGTATGCGACGACGCTTGGTGATGATGCGATTGATTTGGCGGAGCTTGCCGGGTTGAGTTTGTTGCCGTGGCAGGAGATGTTGATTCGGGAATCGTTGGGGGAGTCTAAGGAGAGGACTTCTAATGGGACTCCGAAGTTTTCTGCGTCGAATGTGTGCCTCATTACGCCGCGTCAGAACGGGAAGAACTTTGTTGTTTATGTGAGGGAACTGGCTGGGCTGTTTCTTCTTGGTGAGCGGATTATTCATACGGCGCATGAGTTTGCGACTGCGGATGATGCTTGGAAGGAATTGAAGGGCATCGTTGAGGGTTGCGATTTGGATGAGGAGTGTTTGCATCCTCATTTGCATGGTGGTGCTGAGGTGTCGATTCGCCATAGGAATGGTGGGTTTATCCGGTATCGGGCCAGGGGGAATGGGTCGATGCGTGGTATTACGAAGATCAATATGGTTGTGGCTGATGAGGCGTTTGCTTTGGATGATCGGCAGATGGGTTCGTTTAAGCCGATTATGCAGGCGGCTGATCGCCGTCAGTTGTGGCTGACTTCTTCGGCTGGGTTTGATACCAGCGAGGTGTTGTCGCGGTTCCGCGAGCAGGGTGTTGAGGGGTCTAATCCGCGCCTGTTGTTCGCGGAGTGGTCGTGCCCTGAGGGTGCTGATCCGAATGATCGGGAGAATTGGCGGGTTGCGAATCCTTCGCTTGGTGTTGATGGGATTGCGCCGCTGGATGCTCTTGAGGACAACTTTATGACTTTGTCTGTGCAGGAGTTCGCCCGTGAGCATTTGGGGATGTGGGATGACCCGGCTATGACGAGTGTTATTCCGTTTGATGCGTGGGGGGCGTGTACGCGGGAGTTTGAGCCGGGTGTGTCTCCGATTGCTGGTGATCGTGTGGTGGCTTTGGATGTTGCTCCTCAGATGGAGTGGGCGTCGATTGTTGGTGCTGGTAAGGATTTGTTGGAGCGCAGCCATGTTGAGGTTGTGCGGAATGACAAGGGCACTGATTGGATTATGCCGACGTTTCGGCGGATGGTTGCTTCGGAGCATTGCCCGGTTGCTGTTGCGGTTCAGGCTGGCGGTAAGGGTTCTGTGTATGGGCCTGAGCTTGAGCAGCTTGGTTTGAAGGTTGTGTATTTTTCGCAGCAGGAGGTCGGCCGCGCTACGGCCCGTTTTGAGTCGGATGTTTCGGAGCGGTCTTTGACGCATTATGACGATCCGCATTTGAAGTCCGGTTTGGGCGGTGCTGATAAGTATTTGATTGGTAATGAGCGTGGCGGCGGTTGGGGCTGGTTGCGGCGTGGCACTTCGGTGGACATTACGGGGATCGTGGCGGCGAGTTATGCCAATCATCTTTTGACACTTGTTGAGGTTGAGCGTTCTTTGAATGCTCCCAAGAGATATCGGATGGCGAAGAGACGTTGAGTTACTATACGAGCGAAACTAGTCGCTATGGCAGTGGTTATGGTGTTGAGATTCCTTCTCGTATTGAGCCTGGTGAGGTTCGCGAGTATGTGGCCGAGGTGTTTTATCCGCATTTTCTGGGGACTAAGACGGTCAACGATGAGATTAAGCGTTGGTCTTCTGGTCAGCAGCCGGATTATTTGCTTGATCCTGATGCCACTTCGGAGAAGCGTGCGTTGTTGGCGTTGGCTAAGACGCCGTGGGTTGGTTTGGTGGTGGACTCGTTTACGCAGTGCTTGTATGTGGATGGGTATCGGTCTGAGGGCAGTAAAACCAACATTCCTGGGCCTTGGCGTACTTGGAATGCGAATGGGATGCAGGCCCGCCAGGTGGGTATTCACCGGGCCGCGTTTACTTACGGGTATTCGTATGCTTCGGTGTTGGCCGGCACTGCGCTGGATGGTAAGGATCAGGCTGTGTTGCGGGGCTGGTCGCCGCGCCGTTGCCTAGCTCTGTATGAGGACAATGTTGCTGACGATTGGGCGAAGTACGCTTTGGTTTTGTTGCAGGACGGCAAGACGTTGCGTTTCTTTGATGATGAGCGTTGGTATGACGTGCCTATGCCGTCTGCGGGGGATTTCCCGGCCGATTTGCCTGTGAAGCAGGTTTATCACGGCACTGGTGTTGTTCCGATTGTGCGGTATCTCAACACTATGGATCTTGATGGGAAGGTTCTGGGCGAGGTTGAGAAGTTGCTTCCTGTTGCGAGCCGGATCGATAAGACTTTGTATGACCGGCTGCTGTCTCAGCATTACAACTCGTGGAAGATCATTACGGCGACTGGTTTGGATGAGTTGACGGCGGATGCTTCTGATGTTGACCGTGAGGATGCGGAGTATGAGCTTTCGCAGAATCGGCGGGTGTTGGCGACGGGTAATCCGGATGCGAAGTTTGGGGTGATTCCTGAGACTGCGCTTGATCCTTTTGTGAATGCTTTTGAGTCGGATATTGCGACGTTGGAGTCTGTGGCTCAGTTGCCGCCGTCTTGGTCTTCGCGGTTGGTGAATTTGTCTGCGGATGCGTTGGCTGCGGCTCGTGCGGCGACTACTCAGAAGTTGTTTGAGCGGAAGGTGAATTTCGGGGCTTCTCATAATCAGTTGATGCGTCTTGCCGCCCATTTGGAGGGTGATGAGTCTTCGGCTTCGGATTATGAGGCGACTGTTACTTGGGCTGATACTGAGGTTCGTTCTTTGTCGCAGGTTGTTGATGCGTGGGGGAAGGCTGCTCAGATGTTGGGTGTGCCTAAGTGGGCGACGTGGATGAAGATTCCTGGTGTTACTGAGGATGAGGCCCGTATGTGGTGGCAGAATTTGCTTGAGGATTCTCCTGAGGCCGAGTTTTTGCGTTATTACGGTAATTCGGCGTCTGCGAATGGTAATCCGAATCCTGATTCTCCGTCTGTTTCTGATGCTCCGGTGGAGGATTCTTCCCCAACTGACTAGGAGGTGTGATCTGTGTCACAACCTCGAGGGCCGCAGGGCTCTGACCAGCCAAAACCGCTCTCCGATTTGGCGTTTTATCTGGCTGTGAAGCACCAGGAAGAGCAGCAGTCCATTGCCGCTAGGGTGGCTGCCGGGTTATCGCTGCTGTGGCCGCTGTTGCAGTTCGACAAATTGGACGAAACTACGCCCGGTTGGCTGCACGCGACGACGCTCCAGGTGGAGAAAAGCTTCCGCGAGTCCGAAGAGGCCGCTTTCCGGTTTGTGCAGGGCTCTAAGTGGGCTGTGGAGCCTTTTTCTAAGCCGCTGAAGCAGGTCGAGACGGTCTTTCCGGTGAAGGATGTGCAGTTGGCGATGAGGGCTACTGGCCCCGCGTCGATAAAGAAGGCCACTAAGGCCGCATTTAGTGACCCTGAGAGCGATTCTGGGCGACTTTTATCGGTATCCGAGGGTGATGTGCCGCCGAAGGGAATTGAGGAGCTTGCTGACCGGCTGATGGCGTGGGGGAAGTTGAATTCCACAGGTGCCGGCGTCAAGCACACACTTAACGGCGGGCGCGGCGAGGTGCAGCAGTTGGTGGTTGCCGATTCTGTGGAGCGGATCAAGAACCGGGAGACAATCGGTTGGGCCCGTTTCACTGAGGACAGCAAGACCGGCCCGTGCTACTTCTGCGCGGTGCTCGCTTCTAAGGGCGCGGTTTACCTTTCGGATGGTTCGTTCGATCAGTCGAACCGGATGATCCGCGAGGTGAATAAGTGGCGCAAGGAGCGTCGGGCTTTCCTGGGGGATGGGTTGGCGAAGGTTCACGATCATTGCAAGTGTTCGTTGCGGCCGGTGTACCGGAAGCAGGACAGCATGGATTCTCGTGCGAAGTACTTTGAGCGGCAGTGGAAGCAGATGTTTCGGGATGCCCCTTGGCTGGGAAGCCTGGAGGGCTCCGAGGATCTGAAGGAGTTCCGCCGTGTTTATAAGCGTCCCCCTCCGTATTCGGATCGCCCGGTGGTGAATCTTGCTGCGGTGCGCCGGAACAGGGAGCTTGTGGCCCAGGAGTTGGGTGCTAGTTCCCCGCACGCGAGGTGGTGGGATCGGCAAGTGAAGGCATTGTCTTCATAGCCGGAAAAAGTTTCACAGAGTGACGTGGACAGCTTGCGTTAAGGCTGGGAGAGGGCGAATCCCTCGTCGGTAGTACCGCTGGACACGATGCAGCATTTTAATCGAAGGACTGGGATGTCTGTAACGAAAGTCTGTAAGCGGTGCAATACCGAGAAGCGAGTAAGTGAGTTCCACAAGGATGCTCAGGGCAGGGGAGGTCTGCACGCAAACTGCAAGCCGTGTTCCTATGCCCGCAACTCCGCGTGGGACAAAGCCAACCCCGATAAGTTGAAGAAGCGGCGTTGGCGTTGGCAGTCGGTGTCGAGGGCCAAGTCCTATGGATGCGTGGTCGAGTATTTCAATTACCAGTCCACGATTTGGCGGCTTGAATACTACGGCTACAAGTGCTGGGTCTGCGGCGTCGAGGCCGATCAGATAGATCATGTGAAGCCACTGTCCAAGGGTGGGGCGCACATGCTTTGCAACATTCGGCCAATTTGTGCCAGGTGCAATCAAGCCAAGAGGGCATGGTGGCCGCTGAGTTGCAAGATTCAAACCAACTAGAGGTTTTTCTAGGTAAGCGATACGGCTGCGCTATTACGGCCGGTTTAGGGGTAATAAATTGTCTGAGCAAGCTGAATCGGTGACAGTTGCCGACTTTGCTATGGGCGGCAGCGGCCTTGAGAGTGATTCAGTCCCAGCAGACTCGCGAGTTGCTGGGGATGAGTCGAAACCCGTTGTCGAGGATGCACAACCCGAAGTTGAGCAGAGCGACGAAGGCTTCAAACCGATCAACAGTCAGTCAGATTTTGAGGCGGCTCTTAAGAGCCGACTGGAACGCGCCCAGCGGAGCGCGGAGAAGAAGTATCAGAAGCAGGTTGATGAACTTGCGTCACGGCTCAAGGAGTTTGAGGACGCGAAGCTCTCTGTGGATGAGAAGAAGGACAAACGCTTGACTGAGCTTGAGGAAAGCTTGGCTGAGGCGAATGGCCGGTATCAGAAACTTGAGCGCACCCGTGTTGTGGAGTCTTTGGCTCGCGAGATGGGTTTGCCGGAAAAGTTTTGGGGCCGGGTGCAGGGAGACTCCGACGACGAGATCATCTCCGATATCAATGACATGCTTGAGGGTTTGCCTCGTAGTGAGCGCCAGGGTGCGCCGCTGTCTCAGGCTCCGAAGGTGAGTGTTCAGGCCACTAACAGTGAGCCTGAGATTGAGGAGAACGCGAAGAGCATCGTTGACAAAATGGGTGGATTCCTCAACTTTTAATTTAAAAACTGAATCGTCTGCACATTTGGATATGTGTAGACCCTTTGTAAAGGTTAGCTAAATTGGCTGGACATGTTTTTGTCAAACCGAGTCTCGTTGTTGAGACTGCGGTTGAGATTCTTCAGCGGCAGCGGGTGCTTCAGGCACTGGTGACCACTGATGGCCTTGGTGATTTCGGCGGCTCCGCTAATGACACCATCAACATCCGCGTGCCCGCGATTGCCGGCGCGCATACCCGTACTCTGCGCGACACTGATCGGAGCCTGACTACGGACGATCTGGTTGAGCACAACATCCCGGTGCAACTCACCGAGCATGTGTACTCCGCGATCAAGCTGACGGATGAGCAGCGGACACTTGATATTCGGGATTTCGCCCGCCAGGTGCTGTTCCCGCAGGTTTCGGCTGTTGCTTACAAGCTGGAAGATCTGATCGTTGAGAAGCTGGTCGATGCGGCCCCTTATGACGAGGTCATCGACATCGATCCGTCTGACACCTTCCCGGCGTTTGTTGACGCCCGTAAGAAGCTCAACGATGCGAATGTGCCTGACGCCAACCGGGTTCTGGTTGTCGGTAGTGCTGTGGAAGCGGCGATCCTGAAAGATCCGCAGTTCCGTTACGCCCAGCAGTCCGGTGACAGCAATGCGCTGCGTAGGGCCTACTTGGGTCAGATCGCCGGGATGCAGGCGTTCCGTTCCAACGCGATTGAGCCGGACGTTGCTTACGAGTGGCATCCGACTGCGTTTGTGTACGTCAACCGGGCCCCGAAGATCTCTGAGGGCATTGTTGCTTCGGCTTCTTATGGTGCCGACAATGTTGCTCTGCGGTGGCTGGCTGACTGGAGCTACTCCGAGATCGGTTTGCGTTCGCTGTGCGATGTGTTCACCGGCTACAAGGTCATCACCGAGAAGGACGGCTCGTTCGTTCGCGGCGTGAAGATGAAGCTCGCTGCTGCTGCGCCGAAGAAGGCTGCCGCTCCGAAGGTTGAAAACTAAACCCTATGAATCCGTTAGCGTCCGTATCTGACCTTGAGAGGTTGATGAAGCGGACGTTCTCCGGTGCCGATCTTGACCAGGCGGATATCATTATTGATGCGGTATCCGCTTGGGCAAGAGGCGTTTCGGGCCAGCCTTGGCCTGACGCCCCGGTCGGAGTGCCGTCCGACGTTATGTATGTTGTGCTGTCTGCGGCGCGGCGTGTTCTGGTGAATCCTGATGGGGTTACACAGGAGTCGATGGGCCCGTTCAGTAAGAGCTACGATAAGCCACCGAAGAATTTCTTCACGCTGGCAGAGTTGGCGATTCTGAAGCGGCACCGCCCGAGGTTGAATAACGGTCTTTTCACTGTCGGGTTTTCTCGCGGCGAGAAGGCCAACTGGGGTCGTGTTGGTCATCTGTTTGTGGATGGTCAGCCTATGCCGGTTATTTGGCCGAATGATCCTGGCTATGACCAGTCTTGGGTTCCTAATGCTCGCCCTTGAGCCGGTGACTGTTTACCGTGGCGGCACTGACCGTAAGGGTAATCCGTCTAAGGAGCCGGTTGGTGAGGTTGATGTTGCTTTCGATTGGGGTAGTGGTTTATCCCGGTCGATGGGCGAGTTCGATCGTGCTGAGTCGGCTAGCGGCACACCGCATGTGTATGTGGTGAAGGGTTCTGATCTGAGGGCTCGTGACAGGATTGAGCGTGGGAATGGTGAACGCTATTCGGTTGTGGGTCATGCTGTTTGGGAGCAGCCTCACGAGGTTGCCGTGTTTGGGAACGTGTGGGTGTGTTTCAAGTTGGAGTCGATGAATGGCTAGCAATCCGAGGGGGAGGAATTTCCTCCACGACATTGAGACGAAGCAGTACCGGCAGAGCCCTGCGTATCGGATCGCGTTGAATTCGCCTCCGTTGGCTTTGTTGCTGCGCGGTAAGGCTCTTGAGGTTGTTCGGTTGTATCAGGCGAAGGTCGGTAAGAAGACCGGACGGTTGGCTGCTTCTGCTGAGGCGAAGGTTCGTATCGGCGGCAGGCAGAAGGATCGCATCATTGGCGTGGCTTCGATCAACGATTCGTCTGTGCAGGCCGAGTGGAAGGGTAAGCCGTTCTACTACGGCGTGTATCACGAGCAGGGCACGTTGAACAGCAAGAGGGCTCGTCGGCGCGATCCCGATGGTGGGCGTGGGCCTCGTCCCGGCTACTACGAGTTGCGTCGTGCGGCGCAGCAGTGGAGGGGTGGCCCGTGAGCAGCATTGAGTTCCCTGACTGGTATGAGGACACGTTCGTTGATGTCGAGTCGATGCTGATTGACTTGTTCTCACGTCTCCTTCCCGGTGTGGAGTGCGGCTGCTGGAGTGCGGATGACTGGCTGGATGAGCCTGAGCCTCATCCGCAGTTGTTGTTCTTCCGCCTTCCCGGTGTTCGGGTGGACTATGACCGCTTTTCGGATGTGTGTCATGTTCAGGTGGCGGCGATCAGTCCGTCGCGTGATGACTCGTGGCGTCTGATCGATTTCGTCAGGTCGGTGATCCTGCCTATGCAGGGTTTCCGCATTGAGATGGCGGATGGGTTCACGGCCACGGTTTGGGTTTCGGATGATGTTTCTGGGCCTGAGCTTTTGACACCCGAGCAGCAGATCGACAATCGTGTGGTCACTGCGGTGTTTTATCTAAGGGTTGGTTTGCGTAGCCGCAAACGGTATGACCGATTCATTTCTGAGCTTCAGGAAAGCTCTATTTTATTCTAAGGAATTAAGTTGACTGTTTTTGATGATTTGAAGGATGCGAAGGCTGATCTGGCTCTCGCTCCGCTTAACCTGACGGTGCTTCTCGCGCCGTATTCGGCTGATGCGGCCGAAACCCTTGAGGGTGCTACCGGTGACCTGGATGTGCCGGCTGAGTACAACTCTGTGGGCCATTTCCAGAAGAAGGCCGGTTTGAGCTTGATGGTCGATATGTCCTCGCAGGACATTGAGGCTTACGGCGAGTCCGATCCGATTCGCAACATCATCTCGCGGAAGAAGACCTCTTTCGACTTTGTGATGTTTGAGAACAAGAAGCTGGTTCTTGAGCTTATCCATGCGGCTGACTTCTCGTCGGTGACTCCGTCTGCGAATGGTGGTGTTGTCCTTCCGGCTCCGAGCACTCCGAAGAACCGGTACTACCGGGCCATTCTGGTCGGTCAGGATGACCGCGACGAGGGCGAGGTGTGGATCTACTGGCTGATGCCGAAGGTGAAGCTGGACAAGCTGGATAACCAGACCCTCAATGATGACAACGTGCTTGAGTACAAGCCGACTCTGACGGCGTTCAAGGACGACGATCTGGGTTACAGCGTTGCTCAGGGCTTCTGTGGCAAGGGCTGGAAGGCCATTGCCGATCTGGCTGGTTTCGGCGCTGGTGGCGGCAAGGAGGGTGGGGTCACTCCTCCTGTAGTCACTCCTGAGGTCACTCCTGAGGTCACTCCTGAGGCTGAGTCCAATCCGTCGGGCCGTAAGGCTTCGACGTTTTCCGCTACCGCCGCTGATCCCAAGATCAGCTAGGTAGCTGTTTCTGTTGGTTGAGTGGCGGGGAGACGTTTCGGAGGTGAGCGTCTCCCCGCCTCAACTTTCTATTGTGTTGCTTTACATGAGATTTGGGGATAAAAGATATGGCTACTAGTCGTAAAATGCAGGTTGTTGATGGCGAGGTTGAGGAGAACCTGTTCGCTGAACTGGTTGCTTCTGTTCGGGTTCCGGAGCCGCTTGTTGTGGTTCCTGGGAAGCTGATCGCGAAGTATCCTCCCGCCCGTCAGGTGAATCAGCTTCTGACTGCGGTGAGTGTGGAGGAGCAGATCCGCGCTGTGTTCGGTGATGAGGCCGAGTTCGCGTCAGGGTTGTTCCTTGAGCAGCCGCTGGAGGTGTGGAACAAGTTCATGGAGCGGTACAACGAGCATATGTTCGGTGATCGGGACGCGGGAAAATAGCTGTTGTCTCCGAGATCATCTGCAAGTGGTGGACTGCCATTGAGTGGGATTTCGGGGAGTATCTGGGCGTTAACGCTTTGGAGTTCCTGTTAGTGCCGTGCCGTTGCAAGGGTTGCGCCGGCCGGGTGTGGGAGTTGCGGAACTGGGATCAGTTTTTGCGGCTGTATCAGACGGTCACTCAGATCACGGGCTCTTACACGCAGGCTGTGCAGATCAATGACCCTGATGTGATTGAGGCTTTGTCTTCGATGAAGGCGGATGAGACTCCGAAGCCGCCGCCGTGGTGGCGGTTCACTGATGATATGCACCGGCTGACTGATATTGCGGATCAGTTGATTGCGTCTCGCGCTCAGAGTGCTGATGTGAAGTTCTATCCCCGGCCGGTGAATCCGGCTGTGAAGGCGCGGCAGCACCGGATCATTTCGACGCAGGAAGACGCTATTACTAAGTCCCGTCGAGCGAATGCTGAACGCCGGGAGTTGAGGAACATAATTGAATAAGGTGGGTTGCTTTGTCTGAGTATGTGGTCGCACAGGCGGCAGTCCTGATCGTCCCCACCACTAAGGGGTTTGAGAAGAAGCTCAATGCGGAGCTTCAGCGTATGCAGCGCAAGGCTCTTGAGGTCAACATCAAGGGCAATACGAAGCCTCTCATTAAGGATTACGAGAAGGCGCGGACTTGGATTGAGTCTCAGGACATCCAGGTCAACGCTAAGGTCAATACTCGTTTCCTGACTGAGATCCGCCATAAGTATGAGGATCTTTCGCGGGATATGCGGAAGGGTTTGACCCTTGACTTGAAGATCGTTGGTCTTCAGTTGTTGCCGCAGTTGGCTGTTGGGTTGGCGGCGGCGAACGCTTCGATGGTGCAGTTGGCGCAGTCTGCGCTTGTGCTTCCTGGCTTGCTGTCTGGTGTGGTGTCTTCGCTCAGTTCTGTTCTGGTCGGCGTCAATGGTGTTAAGGATGCGTTCAAGGAGTATGGGGACGCTCAGAAGAACGCCGCCCAGGAGGGTTTGAAGGCCCGTAATGCGGCGATCAATGTTCGGAATTCGTACCGCGATCTTGGTAGGGCGATTAAGGACACTCAGCGCAATCTGGAGGATCTGAACGCCCAGTTGCGGGACGCCCCGCTGGATGAGGCGGATGCGATTATCCGGTTGGCTGAGGCTCGCGCAGAGGCCGCTGATGTGGCCGGTAAGTCTGGGTTGCAGCAGCAGAAGGACGCTATTGCGATTAGGCGTGCGGAGAACGATCTCGCGAACACGCGGATGCGGAACTCGCGCCTGATTGAGGATGTTGCGTCGGCCAACGCGAAGGGCATTGCCGGCGCTGATGCGGTGGTTGAGTCCACCGAGCGTCTGTCGAAGGCTGTAGATGACGCTGGCACTAAGACAACTAAGCTTTCGGACTCTTTGAAGCAGCTTTCTCCGAATGCCCAGCAGTTCGTTCAGACTGTGACCGGTATGGCGGATCAGTGGAATGCGCTGAAGAACACGGTGCAGGACAGGCTGTTTGACGGTTTGGGTGCTGAGGTTTCCCGGCTGGCGCAGAACGATCTGCCGATTTTGCAGAAGGGCTTGTCTGCTGTTGCCGGGGAGTTGAACGGCAACCTGAAGACTGCGATGGCGTCTCTTCAGACGAACAATAACAAGGGCTTCTTGGAGCAGATCTTCGGTAACACGGCGACGGCTCAGGGCGAGGTGGATAACGCGATCCGGCCGTTCATCGACGGCATGATGCGTTTGTCTGCGGTTGGTTCGGATTTCCTGCCACGGCTGTCCGAGGGCTTGACTGATGTTACGGAGCGTTTCAACAACTTTGTTGTGCGTGCCGATCAGGATGGTTCGCTGGAGAAGTGGATTGACGGCGGTCTGGATGCTTTGACGGATCTGGGTAATTCGCTGATCAATGTGGGTTCGATGCTGAATTCGGTGGCTGAGGCTTTCACTGGGTCTGGCGGCAACAGCTTGCTTGAGACTTTGGAGCAGGCGACTGCGCGGATGTCCGAGTTCCTGAGTTCCGAAGAGGGCCAGGAGCGGATGCGGAAGTTCTTCACTGATGCCCGCGTTGAGCTTGCGAAGTGGAAGCCGGTTCTTGATGCGCTGCCTGAAATTTTGGGCAATCTCGCTGCTGCTGGTGGGGCTTGGGCTGATGCGTTTTTGCCGTTCTTGAGGACTGCGGCGCAGCTTCTGGCCGAGCATCCTGGGTTGGTTCAGGCTGTGTTCGGGGCATACATGGTGTGGAAGAACGTGTTGCCGGTGGTGAAGGGTGTCAAGGACGCCGTCACCACTTTGAATGACGGCATCACCAATCTGCATGTGAATACTTTCGGTAACGCTCAGGGCCATGTCGGTAAGTTCGCGACGGCTATGGACACGGCGAAGCAGAAGGTTGGTGCTGTCACTACGGCCATCATGTCTCCTGCCGGGTTGCTGGCTGGCGCGACTGCTTTGGCGACGTATCTGACCACAACGATGGTTAGTGCCCATGATGCTGCGGCTGCGGCTGCTCAACGGCAGAAGTCTGATCTTGATGATTTGACTACCACGTTGGATAACGTGACGGGCGCGGCCACGAGGGCCACTAACGCAATGGTGGCTAAGGATCTCCGAGAGGGGTTGAACGAGGCCACCGGGCAGAAGACAACGATCCCTTATGAGAAGATCCTCAAGGGTGGAACCCTCAATGATCTGACTAAGCGGATCACGAGCGGCGATCTTGATGGTGCCCTCGCGATGGTGGATGGGCCTGACGCTAAGACGGTTGAGGGCACTGACTTCTGGCGTGATTATGGCGAGGCTTTGCAGAAGGCTGGCTTGAGTTCTGAGTTGGTTGCGAATGCTTTGAATGGTGAGCCTGAAGCTAAGGCGAAGTTTGAGGACTGGCAGCTTAAGGAGATGCGGCGGAAGGCTCCTCCGTTCTTCGGTAATGCCGATAAGCCGACGTTGCAGGGGCTTGAGAATTCCCGCTTGATGGAGGGCACTGCGGATCTTCTGGATTTGCAGAATCAGCTTTCGCCCGAGATGAAGGAACGCGCCGCTGCGAGGCAGGAGATCTACCGAGGCACTACGAATGTCCAGAAGGGTCAGGCCGATATCCGGCAGAACAACCAGGACGCTCAGGGCCGCTACCAGTTGAGGGCGGATAGCCCGTTCTCTGCGCTTGGTGTGATGAGTGATGTCACTGTCGGGACTGATGGTGGCGGTTTGGTTGTGCGTCAGGAGCCGCAGAAGGATTCGGCGTTGGCGCAGCAGTTGGCTGATGCGGGTATCTCGTTCAAGCCGGATGCTCAGGGCAACTTCATTGTGAGTGTGCCTTTGG